TCACGCTGCCGGCAGTATTCCTCCGGCGATCAGGGCCGCGACCAGAGCAGCGATTGCATCGCGCGCCTCACCATCGACAATAGCGCCCCCCGCGGGGGCCGGGAGGGTCTCAGCCCGCAACCAACCACCGTGATAGCGGATGTCCTGCCCAGCTGATCGGTCGAGCACTCGCAGGCCATCGCGCGGTGCCGCGAAAACCCAGCCTCCCGCCTGAAATGAGGCAAGGCAGCCGTCCCGGTCAGCCCAGGCTCCCGACGCGCCAATGGCAACCAGCCATGCTTCGCCCTCAGCCGGATCGGGCGGCGGAACGCTGGCTTCGCCTTCGATGGCCGGGTGCAGCAGCAGGTCCGTCAGCGCATGCGCCTGATTGACGAAGAACTCCTTCTGCGCCTGTGCGGCGAACAGCAGCGGCAGGCCAAAGCGCGGGCTGGCGGATGTGAACGAGATTGGATCGGGCATCGGTTTTCCTTTCGAAGGGGATCAGGGCAGGGTGGTCAGCAGCAGCGCGTCGGAAAGGGCGTGGTTTCCGGCCTGCCGCACCCACAGCGGCTGTCCGCCATGCGCGGCGAGGGCGCTCGCCCATTCGGCGGTAGTGAAGGTCAGGCTGGGCTCGTCGGATTGCCAGCTGGCGCGCGACGCATCGACCGGGCCGACACCCACCAGCCAGCTTTCGGCCTGTTCGTTCAGCGGCACTTCGACACCGTCGGCCCAGTTCCAGCCGCCCCGGCTGCGCCGCGTCCAGCGGAATGTCACACCGGTTGCATTCGTCTCCATGCGGGGGTGGACCGGGGTGAGGGGGCGCAAGGTTATCCCTGCGTTGACCACCGATGAAACAACCGGTTCTGCATCGGCCAGCCCAATTGCGGCCACGGCGTCCGATGCGCCGAGTTCCGACGTATCGATCCGCACCGGCCCCCCATCCCGCAGCACGAACCGTGCCCCGGCCATATGGCCTGTCTTTGCCGCTGTTTCAGTTCCGCCGCGCCCGCGCAGTAGCCCGCGCAGCCGCCACCGCCCTTCACCGAGCGATAGTGCGCCCGCGAATTGCAGCACCTCGCCGCCCACCAGCGCGCGGTTCGCACCAGCGGCGATCGCTTCGGCAGATGCACCGGTCAGCATGAAGTCGGGCGATGCCAGATCGACTTCCGCCGAAGCGTCCGTTTCCAGCAACATCGCAGTAGAGGGGCCAAGCGGCCCAGCCAGCGCCCCGATTACGCTTCGCCGCGTGCCCGATCCGCCCAGCGGCGTCAGTTCTCCCCGCAAATCGGCATAGAGCGCCGCGCCGGTCCACCCTGCCGATACGGACGAAACCGCCGCATAGACCTGCCGCAGATCGCCATTCCCGGCGCCTTCCCATGGCAGTTCAAATGCTGCGATCAGCGTTGGCATGGCGATCAGATCGGGAGTGGGGAGGGAGCGGCCCGGATCGGTCGGCGCTTCCCATGTCCCGCCACCCGGCAGGCGACTCAGTTCAAGTTCGATGCCATGCGCGCCCCATTCCCATGTATCGATATGCCATAGGCCGGTGTGCCCCGGCACGCGCACAACACCGCCCGGCCTCAGCATCGGATCGAGTTCGGCGACACGCCACGAAAGGCTTTCGCGGGCCGATCCCGCCCGTTCGGCGGCGGCGTTCACCAGCGTCCGCGCGGTCTGGGCCGAAAGCACGCCGGGGAACTCCATCGCGCGGCTTAGCCCCGGCCGGGCCTGCCCGTCCACGCGCTGCAATCCCGGCTGATAGTCTCGCGCCGGATCGTAATAGCGCAGCTCGCCCGCCGCTTGCCCGGCCTCTGCCTGCCGCCGCCGCACGATGCCGCCCGCACCGCCGAAAGCGCCTTCGCTGCCGTCGATGGCGGCTTCCGGCAGCAGCACCGGATTTGCCGGCATGGTATTGCGGGCGCTCAACGTCAGCTTCTCTCCGCCCGCATCGCAGGCCAGCGGATAAAGCTGGTTCAGGCCCGCAAGTGTTTCCGCCAGCGATCCACCCTCGTCGCTGTATCCGGTCAGCCCCGGAAGCGCCGCTTGCGTGTTTATGCCGTGTCCCAGCGGCTCCATCACCTCCACCAGCGTCACCTCGCTGCCGTCCCCGGCCACGATCTCGAACGTCAGCGCTGGTATGCGATTGCCGAAGTCGGCCAGCTGCAGCGCCTCGAACACGCAATAGGCGGTCCCGCGGAATGCCGGGGCGCCCGCCCCTTCTGCAGAGGCGATCAGCGGGTCCGGCATCTGGTCGCCGTGGCCCGCATGGACGCGCAGCACGCCGCCCGTCTTCAGGTCGCCCGCGGCGCCGCGCAGCAGGTTGCCATCCGCCCAGATGCGGCCCAGCCGCCGGATCGGCCGGCTCGCCAGCGCCACCGCGAACGAAACCGAATAGCTATATGTCGTGGTGGATGGCCGCCCCTTGCCCCCGCCGGTCCTCTCGCTGCTTTCCGCCAGATCAGTGGCCCAGATGATCGTCCCCGGCGCGCGCACCGTGCCGAAATGCCGGGGGATCGGCGCGCCATAGCTGGAGGTGGTGACCGCCAGTTCCTTCAGCCGCGCCCCTTCGCGGTGCCCGCTGCCGATTACCGCGCGGTCGATCCGGTTGCCGATCAACGAACCGATCGCACCGCCGATCGGCCCGCCAATCGCTGTGCCGACTGCGGTGAGGACGAGAGTAGCCATGAGGGGTGCCTATCGATCGGAAAGCCGCCAGTGCCGGATGACCGGCCAGGCGAGCGGGAAGGGGGTGATGACCACGCGGCGCAGGCCGGCATGGGCGTGAACGATGCCGCCGCCGCATGCGGCCACGGCCAGGTGAAGCTGTGCCGGGCCGGCTTGCAGCAGCAGCACGTCCCCGGCCTCGGCAGGGGATGTCACTTCGGCCAGCCCCGCCGCCGCAGCCAGAGGCAGCAGGTGCTCAGCGGCACGATGGCGCAGGCCATATCGCTGTGGCGGTACGACCGGACGACCGATCTCCGCCAGCGCGACCGCGACTAACCCCACGCAATCGAGCCCCGTCAGCGGATCGTGTCCATGCAGCCTGAACGGCGTGCCAAGATGCCCCTCCGCCGCGCGCGCCAGCGCCGCGCCGCTCACGCGGCCCGCGTGGGATAGCGGGCCAGCAGATCGTTGCCCGGCACGAACGGTTCGCCCTGAAAATTGACCGCGTTTGCAAAGCGCACGCGGCAGGTTTGCAGCGTATGGTCGCATCCTTCGCGCAACACGGCCCGCGTTCCCGGTTCCAGCGCCGCATGCAGTGGAAAGCCGAGCGACAGCCCGCCCCCATCCGCGCGGTTCACCCGCATCGTCGTTCCAGCCTGCGGGTCGTCGATCCAGCGAACCTCCCCTCCAGCCATCGCCGTGGCAGGCGGCCCACCGGTGAAGGTCACGCGGTTCGCAGCTGAATCCATCGTCTCCACCACCGCCTCATGCGTGAAGCGCGCGGCGCTCAGTGTGCAGCCGGGGCCGCAGAAGCGTGCGCGGCAGGTCGGGCTTGTGCGCGGCACCGGGTCCAGTTCCAGCCGCGTTTTGGCAGATCGCAGCTCGGCATTGAAACTGCCCGCTTCTTCCGACACCTCGCCGATCTCGCCGCGATAGAGCACCTCGCGCTCAAGGCTCTCCCAATCGATCACGCCGATCGTCACACCCGCTCCGTCGAACCGGCCCTGCGCTAGGTCAGGCGCGGCAATGCCATCATGCGTCAGGGCACCTTCAACCTCTGCACTGTCGGATGAAAGGTCCGCGCTGCGCCGCACCGCGCTCGGCACCATGCCGGGGGCGGATCGATGCAGCAGGCCGTCGAACCACAGATCGCGGTCGTGCCCGGTGAAGCCCAGCGTCACCCCGTCACGCCGCTGCACGCGCCAGAACGTGGCAAGGCCCTCCAGCGGCTCGCGGTTGAACACCCGGCTCATGCCGGTTCCCGCACTTCGACCAGCGGCACGGAGGGGGCTTCCCCCGCCGCGAAGTTCGCCCCGGTCACGTCCAGCCGGTCGGCGGCGAAGCGTACCGGCACGTCGAACAGGAAGCCCGCCCGCACTTCCGCCCCGGCTTCCGGCGCTTGCTCGAACACGATCCAGCCGCCGCTTTCCAGCGACCATTCCGTCGATGGCGCGCCATTCACGGAAACCAGCACGCTGCCCGCCTGCGGCCGGGTGATTCGCCGTTCCTGCGGCTCTGCCCCGCCATAGAGTTTCCGCAACGGGAAGCGGGCCGAGAGCCCGTCACCTATGCCGATCAACTGGTCGGCCGCAGCGGGAGTCCCGGTCATCCCGCTGGAACTGAAATCGAACGGATCGCGCAGCCGGAATCCCCGCGCCGCCCCCCGCCGAGCGCGGAAGAAGGCGATCAGGGCGCTCAGTTCCGCTTCGGACCGGATGCCCGGACCGACATCGAAATGCAGCCGCGCATCGCTCCAGTGGCTCGCCCGCCGCTCATGGCCGGAAGCGGTTATCGCGACGGAGGTGGAAAATTCCGCGCTCACCCCCGCATCGCGGCCCAGAGCCAGCGGATAGGGCACGTCATCGAAAGCGTTCATGGCATTGCCTCCTGAAACCGGCAGTCGGGTGAAACCGTCGCGGCAGATCTGCGGCAGCGCCCAGATGAAGCGTCGGCCCACGCCCCGCGCGGCCGCCTCCTCGATCCCGGCATCGATCCGCCGCCAGTATGGGTCGGCGTCTGCCGCGTTCAGCACGAAGCCCGCCAGATAGTCCTGCCGCGCCAGCGGATAGCCGAGCCGCTGCTGCATCGCCTGATAGCCCGCGCGCCGCCGTGCATCGGCCCCGGCGGTCAGCCAGTCATAGTCTTCCAGTTGCAGCCGGTCGTAAGCGGGCCATGCCCAGCCGGTCGGCACGTTGACGCGCGGAAGTTCCGGCAGGGCCGGGTCCAGCGCCGTGGGCGTGAACAGCAACAGCATGACCTCTGCCGGCCCGTTCGCCGCCGCGCGCACCGCATTGCGGATAGCCCCGGTAGACGCCGCCAGAGCCGCTCCCGCTTGATCGAGCAGCGCCAGCCCGGCGGCATCCAGCGGCTGGCGGAAATCCGCGATCAACGGGGGGGCGCCCCCGAACATCGTCCGCGCCGCATCGTCGTAGAGCGCGATCCGGCCATCCGGCAGGGCCCACCACCACGGCTCCCCGATCTGGAACGCGACCGGCAGCGCAGCCGCTTCCATCAGAGCAACCGCGCGCACGGCAATCGCCTGTAAATATGCCATCGCCGCGCCGTTGGCGGGGGAAAGCAGGGTGGAAGGCGGCTCCCACCCGGTCAGCGCTGGCGATCCGTCGGCAAAGCGTTGCTGCCAGTCCGGCGGGCAATGTTCGGCAAACAATTCGTAGGAAAGCGAGGTGATCGGCCGATAGCCCTGCATGGCGCACAGGCCGAAGAAATCCGCGTGCCACCGTTCCGCCGGGCCATTCATTTCGGCCGGGCGGGCGACCAGCAGGCTGCCGTCCATTTCCCATGCCAGACGGTAGAAATGGCTCATTCCCAGATAGTGGATCAGCTCGCCGCGATAACCCAGTCCCCGGATGCCGCGCAGCAGCCGGGCCGGTGTCTGGTTGTAACTGTCGTCATAGGCGGTCGCCATGTGCAGATCATGCGGCGGCACCAGCACGTCGCCGATTTCCAGCACGGCGTTTTCGCCCGAACAGGCGATCCCGCTCAGCTCCACCCAGCCATCGACGCGCGCGGGCAGCAGCGCGTTGCTTTCCGGGTCATAGCCCGGCGGCACGATGGAAATAAACATCCGGTCGATGTCGGCGGGATGGACAGGATCGCTCGCCTCCCATTCCCCCGCCAATGCAGAGAACGGCAGGGTGACGATCGCATCTTCCGGCGTGCCCTGGGCGTAATTCCACAGCCGCACATACCAGTTGCGCGCCTCTCCTGCCGCGTCGCGCCCCTCGATGGTCAGCGTCGGGCCGTGGACCGCGTCCAGCGGCATCAGCCCGGCGGAACGCCAGCGGAACCGCAGCGTCGCGCGGGAATAATCGCGCCGCGTTTCATAGGCCAGCAGGGGATGGTCCAGCCGGTCCTCGCTGGCCCAGATCAGGCCCGCCAGCGCATTCGCACGGTGGAACTCCGTATCCACTCGCAGGGTATCCGCGCCCGGTGTCGTCACGGCGGCCATTTCCGGGCGGGGGAAATCCACCGTCCAGAAACGCGGGTCGAACCGCTGGATATAATCGAATTCCTGCCCGTCGCGTCGGCGGGCCAGCCAGAATGGCATAACTGTTCTCCGATATCGGAATGGATCAGAACTCGCGCAGCGCCCGCCGCACGCTGCTCGCCACTTGCCGTGCGGATCGCTTCAGCGCGGTGGGCGCATCGGCTCCGCGCGTCTGGCCAAGCTGGATCGATACCCGCACCTCGCGCGCCGCCGTGGGTGTCGCGGCCTCGATCCGCCCGGCTGATGTGGGCACGAACACTTCCGGCCCGCGCTCCCCCACGCGATAGGCCGCGCCGGGGGATACCGGGCCGCCCGTGGCCCTTCCCGGCAGACCCAGCAGGGCGCTTACCGCGCCCCCCAGGACGGACCCCAGGCCCCCCGATTGCGCCGGGGCGGACAACACGCTGCCGATGCCGCTCTGCACGGCTTGCGCCGCGATCCGGTCCATGGCGGAAAGGGCCACGCGCTTCAGGTCCTCGAACCCCAGGCTGCCGCGCCTGATCGCCGACAGCAGCCCCCGCTCCAGCACGCCGCCCGCCGCGGCGAAGCCGTCGACCAGCGTGGTGTCGAAGGTGGCGCGCATCGCTTCGATGTCGCTTCTGAAACCCGCCGTGCTGGCCCTTACGTCCACCATCAGCGTCTCGATCTCGTCATCCATTGCGCTCTCGCTCCATCAGGGCGACCAATTCGTTGCGGCTCAGCGGCATCTGCGCGCGGGCTTCCGGCCAGTCGAAGATCGCCGCCAGCTCGTCCGGGGTGGCGTTCCAGAACTGGTCGGGCGGCCAGCCCAGCGCGCGGACCACCAGCCCGGAAAGCCGCCGCGCCTGTTCGGTAAAGGGGAAGGGTTCGCTCACCCCGCAGCCGCGCCGCGCAGGATTTGCCCCAGCAGGCAGCGCAGCGGGGCCGTGCATCCGGCAAGGCCCGCGTCCATCACCGCCTCGCCCATCTCCTCACGGGTCAGATCGCCGCGCTCGGTCAGGCAATGCCAGAACAGTGCCGACACCTCGGCCAGCCGTAGTTGTCCCTCGCTGGCCCGCTCGACCAGTGCGTAGAGCGACCCCAGTTCCTGTTCCGCCGCCACCAGCGCGCCGAACGTGGGCCGCAGCGCCCGCGCCTGGCCCGCGACGGTAAAGGCCGCTTCGCCTCTGGCCGGGTTCATGCCGGCACCACAGGGCCGGAACTTTCCAGTTGCAGCGTGTAGTTGCGTTCCCCGTTGAAATCCCCGGCATAGTCCAGCCGCTGCACCAGAAACTTCCCGCGCAGCTTCTCGCCATCCTCGAACGACAATTCGTAATCCACGATGGTGCCGCCCAACGCGTGCCCGCGTATCGCCGCCTCCGCGTTGCTGCCCAGGAATATTCCCGCCGCGCTGACCGAAACCGACCGCGTTCCCGCGCCCGACAGCAACTCGCGCCAGCCGCCGGATTCCTTGTGCGTCACCACCACGGTGTCACCGTTGATGGACATCTGCGTGGTCCGCAGTCCCGCCACCGTCTCGTAAGCCGGCGGCGCGCCGCCATCGCTGATCTTCAACAGGAAGGCGCTGCCTTTCTGGGCTGTCATAGTGTTCTCCTCTGAATGAATTTCGCCCACCCCGTTCATCCCCGCGCGGGCGAGGGGCAGGGCGGCAATCGGCAACCGCTATTCCGCCGCCAGAACCCGGAACCGGTATTCCAGCAGCACCGCGCGCAGGTTCCCCGGCCGCTGTTCTGCGCGCGCACGCAGGAACGTGATGCCCGCGATTGCGAACCCGCCCTGCGCTTTCGGCAGCGCTTCCACGCGCGCCTCGATCGCGGCTGTGGTCGCGGCGGCGCTGGCGGGGTCGCCTCCCCGGCAATGCAGTTCCAGCGCCACGCGTATCTCGCGCCCCCGCCGGTCCTTGGTGCTCCAGTCCCGGCTCGCGCTGGCGACCACGCCCAGCCACGGCGCGGCTGTGCGCGACGGCGCTTCCTCCGCCACCGTATTGATCCGCCCCGCCAGCACGGGGTCTGTTTTCAGCCAGCCCAGAAGGGCGGCCCGCAACAGGGTTTCCATGGTCATCGCTCCCCGGTGAAAAGGGGCCACAGCAGGCGCGCCAGCCGCCAGCGCCGCTCGCCGCTGCGCCGGGCCTCCGCGCGGGCCGTGGCCAGTGTGTTTGCCTGTTTCGTCAGTCGTGCCGCCAGCCGCTCGTTTCCGGCTATGCGTGCGGTAATCATGCCAGCCGCATCCGCCGCCACGGCCGCCACAGCGCCGCCACCGCCACCGGCGGGGCCAGCTTCGCGCCGTCGCTGTCACGCTGGCGATAATGGTGCGCCGCCAGCCGCAGCACTCCGTGGCGCAGGCCATCGGGCAGATCGGCCCAGTCCGCCGCCATGCCCGCGGTAAAGCGCACCGCCACGCGACTGGCCGCGAAGGGCCGCGTCATCCGCACCAGCGCGCCGCCGCCCGCCTCCAGCTCCACCGCATAGTCATCCGCTGCCAGTGCAAAGCGCGCACCCTGCGCGGGGATACCCTCCACGGCGGTCACGGCCTGGACCGGCCGCGTCGCCAGCGTCTGCCACATGGCGCAGGCGGGCAGCACTTCCTCGCACTCGGCGGCCAGCGGCATCACGCCGGTGAAGCCCTCGCAGGTTTCCAGCGCGGCGCGCAGCAATGCGGTCAACGCCGCATCTTCGCCGGACAGGCTCACGCCCAGCCATGCCTTCAACTCGTCCAGAGCCGCACCCGCCAGCGCAGCGGGCACGATGATGGCGCGTTTCATGCGCTTCTCCTCGATGATGGAAAAATGGCCCCCTCCCGCTGTGGGGAGAGGGCCGGGAGAAGCCTCAGGCCTCGATTTTCAGCAGTTTGATCGCCGCGCTGTCCAGCACCTGCCCGCCCACGCGCTTGGTGGCATAGAAGTGGACGAACGGCTTGTTGGTGAAGGGATCGCGCAGGATCGCCGTGGCGCTGCGTTCCGCGATCAGATAGCCGGCGCGGAAATTGCCGAACGCGATGGGGAAGGCATTGGCCGCCACATCCGGCATGTCCTCCGCTTCGATCACCGGATAGCCCAGCAGGCGGTCGGGCTGGCCTTCGCTCATCGATCCCTGCCACAGGAACGCACCGTCGCTGGTGCGCAGCTTGCGCACGGCCGCCAGCGTGGCGGAATTCATCACCCAGCTCGCGCCCTGCCGGTGTCCGGCCTTCAGCGAATGGACCAGGTCGATCAGCGTCAGGTCCGCCGTATCGCCAAGGTCCGCCGCGTCCCCGCTGCCGATATATTGCAGCGTGCCGAACGGGCGCACCGCGTCTCCCGCCATGGATACCGGCGCGTTCAGGAACCCGCGGGGCCGATTGGTCCCGTTACCGTTGACGAAGGCGGCCCCTTCCGCGCGGGCGAACTCGCTGGCGATCTCGCTCGCCAGCCAGCCTTCCAGATCGAAAGCGGCATCGTCCAGCATGGCCTGGCTCGCCGCCGGATTGGCGTAAAGCTCGCCGGTGGGCGGGGCGATCTCGGCAAAGTTCGGCGTGGCGGTTTCCGGCCGCGCGGCGTTTTCGCTGACCCAGCCGCTCGCCGTGCCGCCCAGCGTCACCAGCTTGCGATAGCCCGCGCTACCCACCTGCACGAGTTGCGCGATCCGGCGGATCGGGCTGATCTCGGCCATCTGCCGCGCAATCGCGGCGTCGATCTCTCGCGGCACCGCATATCCCCCGTCAGCGGCCACCGCACCCTGAACGGACTTCACCTCGCTTTCGCGGCCGCTGCGAAGATAACCGTCGACGAAGCCTTTGACCTCGACGCTCCGTTCCGCCCCTGCCAGCGGGGCCTTCGGCGCGCGGCCGATACGGTCCAGCCGCCCTTTCACCTCGTCCACCTCGCCGCGCAACGTGGCGATGGCCCTGTCCGCTTCGTCCTGCCGGGCGACCAGCTCGAACGAAGTTTCAAGGGCCTGGGTCTCGTTTGCAGTTTCCATCAAATGCCACCTTTCGTTTGGGCACAAAAAAACCGCCCGAAGGCGGCGGGTTGAATCGTGAATGGGTTGGGTCCGGGCTTCGGGGCCTAAGCGATCATATGCACCCGCGCCCCGTGTTGCAGCGGGTGCGTGACAAGGCTGATCTCGAACAGGTCGATATCCTCCAGCACACGTCCGGCGGGGGTCATGCGGTATCGCTGCGCGCGATATCCAAAGCTCAGGCCGCTAACCCCTCGGTCGCGCAGCAGCATGGCCGCACGGCTGGCGGGCCGCTCGATCCGCGCGATCACTCTCAGGCCGCGCGCGTCCTCGGCGATGCTCTCCACCGTGCCGATGCGCGCGCCCGCGCGGTGCTGCCACAACAGCGGCAAGGCCTCGCCCCGCTTCGCCAGCGTCCGGGCAAAGGCCCCGCGCCGGATCACATCCTGCGCCGCATCGGCCACATCGAACAGCGCCGCATATCCGGCAAAGCGCGTCACTTCAGCAGGCCCGGAAAGCCCAGCCGCACCGCCAGCCCGATCAGCAGCAGGGCAGTCAGCCCACGCGCGATCCACGCCAGCGCCGCCTTGCGCGCGCTCGCCTTGGCCGCCCGCCATGCCGCCAGCAATTCGCGCAATTCGTCGATGTCCTTTTCCGCGCTTTCGTCAGCCAGCCCCAACCGGGCCAGCACGCGGTTGGCGCCCAGTTCGCTCGCTTCCTCCACGATGGCGCGCAGAGTCACCAGTTCGCCGCTGTCGCCAGCGGTCTGGGCGATCAGGCGGGCCAGCATTTCGCCCCGGAATCCTGCTTCCCCGCTCATTTCCTGTCTCCCGATTGCGGCGCCAGCCCCAGCAGGGCGCGCTTTTCGTCCCGTTCCAGAAAGTCCGCGGCGCTGACTTGCGCCCACAACCGCTCGCGGTCCTCCGCCAGCGCCGGGATGCGGTCCAGGTCGACCGCCAGCGCCAGATCCGGGAACCACGGGTCCAGCCCTTCTGACAGCGCGCTCAGGATCTTGCCCGCCAGCGGCAGCAGGGTCAGCCGCCACAGCGCCCGGCTGGCTTCGCGATAGTTGGAATATGTATTGTCGCCCGGCAGGCCCAGCAGCATCGGCGGCACGCCGAATGCCAGCGCGATGTCGCGCGCCGCCGCCGCTTTCAACTCGGCAAAGTCCATGTCAGCCGGGCTCAGCGACAGGCTCTGCCATTTCAGGCCGCCTTCCAACAGCATCGGCCGCCCGGCATTGCCGGCGCCGGAAAACGCTGCCTCCAATTCTCCCTTCAGCCGGTCGAACTGGTCGGATGTCAGCGTATTTCCGTCACCCGCATCCATCGTCAGCGCGCCGCTTGGCCGTGCGGCGTTTTCCAGCAGGGCCCTGTTCCATCCGCTCGCCGCGTTGTGGATCGCCACCGCCTGCGCCGCCGCCGTCAGGCATCCCGCGCCGTAATGGTCATCGGCGGGATGCAGCGATTTCAGATGGATCACGCTGGGCCATCCGTCGCTGTCCTCCACCGGCAGGGTCAGCACCTTTTCACCCACGGTATACCGCCAGGCGGCGGGCCAGCCGTCCTCTCCCGCAACCACCGCAACACGCTCCGGTCGCAGGGCGAACAGTTCCACGGGCCGCCCCGCGCCATCGCGCATGATCTGCACATAGCCATTGCCGTGCAGCAGCAGGTGGCACGCCAGCGTCTCGATCAGGCTTTGTCCCGCGCTGGTTGCCATGACCAGCTTCAGCGCGGCGGGGTCCGCCTGGGTCAGCGGTACACGGCCCACACCCTCGGCCACCAGACGCACCGCGCGCTGGGCCACCGGATTTTCCAGAAAGGCCCGCCGCACCGCGCCGCGATATTCGAAGGGCGTCGGCTCCAGCGCGAACGACCATGGCGAAATGAACGATCGGGCCAGTGGCACGCGGCATCCGCCCCCGCCCTTGAAGGCGGCGGCGATGGTGGAAAGGAAGGACATCGGCGTTCCCCTTTTTTGGAATGTTTTTGGATTGCGCGAACGCGCTGAAACCCGGTCGGTCCGGGCGTTAACCTGATCTTTGGCAACTTTGCCTATGCAGTCGGCCGGGTTGCGGAGGGCTCATTTTGCCGGTTGCATTGCAGAAACGGATGGCGAAGCGCTCACGCGTTCTGCTGGTTGCTCACCTCGAAACGGGAGAGCAGCGGCAGGAAGTGCGCATTCGCGATCTTTCTGCGTCGGGTGCGCTGGTCGAATCTGCCGATCTGCCCCCTGTCGGGGAACAGGTGCAGCTTCATTGCGGCGAAAGCTCACTCGCGGGCCGGGTCGCGTGGATAGATGGCTCGTGGTGCGGGGTAGAGTTCGCGGAACCGCTGACCACGGGTGCGCTGGTGGATTCCATCGGTAGCCGACTGAAGGTTTCCGCCCCACGCACTTACCGTCACGACCGTGTGCCAGAGGCGGAAGAACAGCTCGAAATCGCCGCCCGCGTCATCCGCCTGCGCGATCGCATTCGGTAAACGCCGCACCACCACCCCACTTTCGTCATTCCCGCGAAGGCGGGAATCAAGCGCGCGACAGGGCCTCACCCACTCAAATTACCCGCACCCGCGCCATGCCATGGCGCCCCAGCATCAGCTCGCTCAGGGCCCAGACCAGCGCATCCGCCCGGTCGGGGGACCGGCCCGGCCCCTGGTACTCGCCTGCTGCCAGTATCCCGCACATCTCATCTTCCAGCAGCGGGAACTGCCCCGCGTGCCGCACGCGTCCTGCTTCATAAAGCGCGGCCACAGGCTCCGCCCGCGCGGCCTTGCCCCGGCTGGCATGGACCAGCCGCACGGGCAGCGTCACTTCCGCCGCGTGCAGCACCGATCGCACCATAGACCCGCCATTGTTCGCTTCGGCGATCACGCGGTCGGCATCCCATGCCCGCGCGGCCTCCGCCACCGCGCGTGCCCAGCGTTCCGGCGTTGGCCGCCGCACGGAACAGTCGACCATCACGCGCGCGATCCCGTCCTGATGCAGCGCGCAGACCACGATACCGCAGGCGTCGCCTTCGCTCGATGCGGGCGGATCGACGCCGATAACCACGCGCGTCGGGCACGTTGGCGTTTCACCTTCCCGGCATCGTTCCAGCAGCTCCCTGTTCCACAGCGCCCCTGCGACATCCTCGATCAGTTCGCCGTCGATCTCCTGCCTTCCCAGCAGCGATTGGCCGAACTGCGCCCGGATGGAATGCAGGAAGCCCGGCGGCAGATTGTCCGCATTGGCCTCCGTCGCGCCCCGGCTCACCACGAAGTCCGCGCTGGCGGCCAGCCGTCGCACCAGCGGCACCGCGCGCGGTGTGGTCGTGACCACCAGCCGTGGCGTTTCGCCCAGCCTCAGCCCCAGAATCAGATTGTCCCACGCCGCTTCCGCCCGTCCGCCGGTCTGGTTCCATTTGCCCAGCTCGTCACACCAGGCATGGCTGTGCTGTGGGCCGCGCAGGCTTTCGGGTTCCGCCGCCGAATAGAGCGTGGCCGTGGCGCCGTTGGGCCATTGCAGTTCCCGCGTGGAAGGCTTGAACCGGGGCCGCGCGCCCTCCGGCGCGATGGACAGCAGGCCCGCAGGGCCTTCCACCATTACGCTGCGCGCCTCCCCCAGCGACGCGGCGACCAGCGCGATGCGCGCCGTCCCGTTTCCGGCGGCAACTGCGCGCACCCATTCCGATCCCGCGCGTGTCTTGCCGAACCCGCGCCCTGCCATGATCAGCCAGCCCAGCCATTCTCCGGGCGGCGGCAATTGGCCCTCATGCGCCCATAGGTGCCAGTGCGTGCGGATCGCGCGCCGCTGCTCCTCGTCCATTGCGTGCAGCAGGGCGCGGCGTTCGATCGGGTCCAGCGACAGCAGGAACTCCAGCCGACTATCGCCGGGCATCGCTTGCCCCCGCCGTTTCCGCATGGGCCGCGCGCCGTTCGCGCATCCGGTCGATCATCGCGTCGATGGAATCCAGCACCGACTGTTCGTCACGACCACCGGCGCGGGCGCGTTCGCTCGCGATCGTTTCACGGTGCAGGCTGATCAGGCGGATGGCGGACCCCACGTCCAGCTTCTTCGCCGGGTCGGGCGTCCGCAGATAGCCGAGCACTTCCATTTCCAGATGCTCGTAACCTTCCAGCAGCGCCGCGCTCCACACTGCGCGAAAATCTGCATCCTCGCGTCGTGCCTTGTATGCCCGGCTGGCCGATATGCCCGCGCGTTCGGCCGATGATGTGACATTGGATGTCTCGGCCAGCGCTTGCAGGAAATAGGTTCGCCATTGCGTGTTCGCCTTTGTCTCGCCGCCTTCCTCGCGCTGGGTGGGGGTGATCCTGACGCTTTTCTTGCGCGGGTTCTTGCTGGCCGCCGGCGGACGCGCAGTCCCGCCGGCGCTGGTCTTGCGCTCGGTCGCCAT